CCCGGTTGTTTACCTTTACCACCAGCATAAATACCTTGATTATCTCTCCATTGTTGATGGTCTTTTCTATACGCAGACCAGTAATCACCTGCTGCCATAGCATCTTCTGCTGTTGCATAAGCGGTGTGACCCATCACATTGCCACCTGCTCCAGCTCCTGCTCCACCACCAGCTCCTCCTCCACCAGCTCCACCACCAGCTCCTCCTCCACCGGGATTGTTTTGTGTCGGTACGTTACCTCCAAAGAGTGCATCGTATTGTGCAACTGCATCGGGTTGCTGATTTTTCAGTTCTGCTAATGCTTGTTCATATAGAGGTTGTGAACTGTATCCTTTAAAACCACCTGCAAATTCAGTTGGTTCAGGCATACCACTCGTAGGTGTCATAGAGCCGGGAGATATGAGTCCAAACGCCTCTGCTGCACCTATATTTGTATCAAATGCTGCATTTTGTGCTGGAGTGAAAGCAGCAACATTTGCACCATAGTAAGGCATGTAAGGTATTCGTTGTACATCTTCAGCTCGTTGTAAGTTCCTTATTGCTGGCTCTCTAAGCCAAGCAGGTAATGCTGTTTCTTCTGTTGTGCTACCACCTTTGCCACCACTCATATCAAAGCTCCTTTGTTAATACGGTAAATTGCTGTTTCCATCCTCTCGGTTCAAGTACCTTCTTCCAACCTGCTCTACCAGTTATAGACATCCCCTTGCATCCTTGAGCTTTTCCCCACTCAATAGCATCATCGTGCATATCGGTAATTTGTTTAATTCCATGACCATTTTCCCCACCTGCTAGGAAGACATGTAAAATTTTCTTATTAGGATACACTAAAATCTCTGTTACTGCACACCCTCTTTCACCACTCCACAGTTGCATGTGACCACTCATCACACCATCTACAATGTCAACAAAGTCATGGGTATCTCCACCTTTATCAAGTGCAGACTGTATCCACTTCCTACATTTTAATAATTCATCTTGCATACTCATGGGTCTAATTTAATTTTAATCCAAGCTCCATTCTTTGATACTACTGGACAGTCTTGTACTGCATCCCACATCAAAATACCATCCTCTGCTGCTGAATCAGTAGATGTTTTAAAACGTAGCCTATCCATTGATGTTATTAAAAAAGAGTTCATACTTTCTGCCCAACTCTTCCACTTATCTCCTAAAGGTGGTGGTGGATGTGGTGAACTCATCGTCTACCCCCTGTTCTAGCTTCTATTCTCATAATTCCTGACCTCCAATCGTTATTTGTTGCACCTTGAATCTTCATTCTTAGCTGTCTACCTGAGAATCTAACGTCTGTAGGATTACCTAGAGTGTAAGTACCATGTGTTGTTTCTGTATCATTTGGGTAGAATCTAGTTTTGAACGTCACCTCAACATCTCCTTGTGTCTTTTCATCAGGTATAAGATTGGTTACTCGCATGATTTGGTCACCATTTCCTAGACTAATTGAACCTGATTCTGCAAAAGGTTTGCTTGAACCATTATGGGTGTATCCTGTCTCTTGATTGTATAAATTACCATCATCATCTGCCCATATCGGTCTATCGAACACCCCTTGGTCAACACCTGCTGTCCTCTCCAGAACACCCACACTCCAATGTCCTTCCTTATAATCTAGTGCAACATATCTGTTGTTTTCGAGGTTGTCTGCACTAGGATAGAACCACCATATCTCTCCATGTTGTGAATTATGAACTGCATAGACCTTACTTATTTGGGAAGTGTTGATGTCATCGAAGACATAATCCAAGGCTTCGCAAGGCAATTGTTTAGCTGATGAACCATCGTATGTATAGAATCCTTTCTTGCCCATCCAAAATGCACCATCGTCAACTGCCACAAGTGCTTTTCTTGATGCCACACCACATGCTGTTCCTACTCTCTCGAATGAATAGACGAATGGTGGAGAAATATAGGTCGCTGTGTGAGCATCGTTATCTGTTAGGATAAGTGTTCTTCCCTTGACTCGTACACCACACATAATCTGTCCAGTTGTCTGTAACTCCATATCACCTGCTTCGTTGGTCGCTGCTGGTGTCCAAACGGTGTTTGCTTCCTTATCACACCATTGAACCTTTCGTGGATTACCACCTGCTCCGAGAGCGAATACAAATCTTTCTTCTGTCACTAACATAGATACATTCGATACTGGTGCGTTTGTCAATGCTGTAGGAAGAACTGCTGTATCGAGTTGCCACTCGTAAATCTTTCCATCCTTGGACGAACACGCTAGAAGGTACTCACCCCAAGTGTCTAATGCCCATGTTGTCGCTTCCTGATAGACTCCTGAACTTGTTGGTGCTCTACCATAGTAGGAAGTTCCATAATAACCACCACCATAACCAAGATTCACTACACCATTTAAGTCACCTGATGTCAGTCCTGATGGTGTTATGTCAGAAACCGTACTGCCCGGATTGACATAATAGAGTTTATCGTACGTTCCACTACATAATTTTTCATCGTTTGAATTGTCCATCCAAGAAACCATACCTCTTGGTGCTGCTGCAAATGCACTAGCTTTTCTTGTTGTCCATCCTCCAACTGGTCTTAATGAGCCATCTTGCCATCTAACAAGACTTGCATCACGCCATCTATTGGAAGACTCGAAATCTGTTCCGTTCCTATGTATTCCCGGTGGTATTTGTAAAGGTATTAATGCCATATCATCCTCACGCTGCTATTTGTGTCCATGTTACTTCATCGTTTGTTATCGGTGTCCATGTTGCTGAAGTTTCTGATATTTCTGACCATGTTACTTCATCAGAGGTAATAGTTATCCATTTTTTTCTACCTATAGCCACAGTTCCTGATGTAGTGCTCACTATACCACTCGTATTTTGCACTCGATTACAGGTCGCTGTAATGGTCGTTTCAGGTTGGGAAGTAGCTGAACCTTGCCAAATTTTCTCTGAGTCTGCAACTAATGATGCAGATGGAGTACACGATGCGATACCACCAAATGTTCCAAATCCTAATACAGTTATACTTGCATTGGCGGTTGGTGTACCTGAACCAAACCTTACTCTGTTACAGATTGCGGCTATGGTTGCTGTTGATGTCATTGGTGCGACACCTGATAAGGTCGCTTGCCCTATCGTAGCAGTTCCTGATGTTACACTTGATAATGCACCTGCAAGTCTCACTCTATAACTTACAGCAACTAAGGTTGCAGTTGAAGTCATTGTTCCACTACCAATTGCTACAATTACTGCTGCTGAAGTTACCGTGCTTGTTGCACTTGCTGTCGCACTACCTAGATGAACTTCTTGACCTATAGTTGTTATAGATGAAGCACTAGCAACTAATGCTCCTGCAATTCGTACTCTAGTTGCTGAAGATGTTGTTGTAGATGTTACTGTAACTGTAGCAGGGAAAACATCTTCGCCATAGTCATTACGACCATACAAGCCATAACCATAGTTAAAACTACTTGATGTTATAGTTGCCATAATTACCTTCTCTGTAACTACCTAAAGTCATTTGCTAATGTCTTTTTAGTTAAGCGTTATATCTAAATCACCTGCTGGTACACGAAATACATCACCTGCTGCAATTGCTTTACTAGCAGTTAATGTTGCATAACACATCAAATTACCTGATGTGGATGCATCATAGACACCTACATGCGTTACAGTACCAAAACCTGAACCAGTTGCTGTTGCATATTCAACTGCACCTGAATTACTGGTTGTATCGCCTGAAGTAGAAAATGAAACTGCTACTCGTGCATAGGCTGTACCTGATGTAGATACTTCTGTTACTGAACCTGCTTCACCATCTGAGACAGCAGTAAATAATGCTAGATAGTGCGTGCCGGGAGCTGTATAAGCTGCACCTGCAAACACATGGTCTAATATTTCTGTTTCTAAATAATTAGTAAAACTCATTATCCTAATCCTCTTATTTTAAGTCTCAACCCTGAACCACTTGAACGAGCTAGTTCAGAAGCCTCATTTAATCTAGCTACCGAAGCACCATACATCTGTGCCCAGACAGCTACTCTTTCGTCTTCTGCTAGGTACGGTGCTGAATGTAATAACGCTCCATAGAGGTATACATCAGGTGCTTCTAGTAAAAGCCAGTTATCTGCGTTGCTACCACTCAATGCTGTTGTCTTTTGGTAGTAGAGCAACTCCAAATTCGTTTCTGCTGATGGTGTTGGATATAACTGAATCTGTCCATCAGCATGTGTGTAATATAAAGGTGTTCCTGACGCATCCAACGCCTTTTGTCGTTTGTCTGCCATCGCATCTCTGGATATTAGATTGACTACAGTTGTAGTGTTATCCGTTATATGCAGTCTTATCGTTTCTAACCAATCGGAAGGTATCTGCATGTATTCGTCTGTTGCGTCTTGTACTCCACTTGAACGAGCTTCCATCTTCCAATGACGTACATCCCTGTTGATTTGAGCCTCTGCTAGTGTGATGAAATCAGGTATGACAGTAGTTAAATCATCCCTGTTGAGGAAGTCAGCGATGCTTGCTTTTAGTTCTGTGTATGTTGTTAGTGCCATGTCACCCTCCTTGATTTTCCATTAGTATAGGCTATTCTAATAGATGGGTAGGAGGTTTTTTGACTGTTGTCTGAAGTAGACCCTCAGTTATTTGACTTTTTTGGACTTCTCCCCATCCGTATTTGTCGGCAAATTCTTGCCTGATTGTTTCGGCTTCTTGACTGTACTTATCGACCAGTTGCCTGTAAAGATTCTGTGATTTTTCGGTGCGGTTCTCTCTGATTTGATACGACTCGCCATTTGGATTCTCCTTCCAATCGTTAAAAACTAAATTACCTTCTGACCTGTAATAAACTAAATCTACATCGCCAATGTCGGCTACCATTATAGCCTTTTTTACCATCTGTTTGAACTTGGCATTAGGTACATCGAACCCACCCTCATCATTAGGGTATTGAACTATATCAACACCTGTGCCTGTTGAAGTGGGTTGAATCCAATCGTGTCCAAACTGTTTTTGTAATGCATCGTAGATTTTTTGGTGTTCGTCTTTTGTAAGTCTTCGACCTGCATCAACGTCAACTCCATTCTGTTTGGATATAGTTTTTTCCTCGAATGCTCTTCGGTATCCGACACCTTTCTGTTTGAATACTGTTCCCACTACAGAAGCATACAGCTCAACTAATTCAACGTCAGCCGGATTGATACCACCTTCGATTGTGCCTGAGAGTAGTCCCTGAACCTGAACGTTTGGGTTTATATCTCCCTCCCATCCCCCGAATCCCATGAAATTGTCTGGTGAAGCGATGCCTATTTCCTTGGCTAATAAATCCACACCATGTTCATCTAGGAATATCGAGTACATCGCCTTGGTAAATTCAGCTCTCTGTTCAGGTGGAGCATTATGTATGCCCGGTATTACGTTGGTAAGGTCTATGGTAGGTACTGCCTCAAGACTAATAAACCCAAGATTATCTGCAATGCCATCTGCGAAACTGTATGAAGCTTTTGTAAATTCATCCAAGTTAAATTCTGAATCGTAGACCATCTTTTGGAAATACTTATTGAACTTCTCTTGATGCTCAGGCTTTATTTTGTCTGCGTTTATTCCCCATCCTTTCTTTTTGATATGTGCGTTAATCTCGCTTCTCATGGAATCGTTTCTAGCTTTGGTCGCTACCCAAATAGCTGCTTGTGCCTGATATGGTGTCCAACCATTCTGAGCCGCTATGTTCTGTGTAATCTCCTCCATAATCTGGTATTGAGTATCACCGGGTTGTCCTGATAAACCAAATGCTCTTGCCATCCATATATCCTGTGTGGTCTGACCCTCTACCATTTTAGAAGGGTCTATCTGTGTCATTAAATTACCATAGAATGCGTTTGTCTTTCTGCCCTCCCAAGGAATGCCATTCAATACGTCTGTTATTCTCTTCGACTGCTCTACAGGAAACCTGCCTGTGTGTATAGGAAAACCTGCCTTGTGTTGAGCGTAGGCTTTAAGTGCAAATCCTGTATTCCCTTTTACATTTGCTACCTGACTTGTGATTGCTAGTATCTGTGCAATTTTCTCTGCTTCCACCTTGTCACCATTAACCAAATC